GCGCATCAGCCGCTACCGCGTCCGCTTAGCACTGGCGTAAAGAAAACGGGGCGGCCACACCAACCGCCCCACCTCAACACACCGCGTTAATTCTATGACCGACTCAGACCGCTACTGGACTTTCATCACTGCAGCGCAGTATGCCGGTAACTTCTTTACCGCCTTGGCTGAAGCCGGCCTCAAGGCTGACCCGATCAACCGCGAGCGCCTGCTGCTTGCATTCCCGGAGATCTACGCAACCTATGGCCCTAGCAGCCGGCTGCACCGCAAACTGCGCGAGGGGGTGGAAGCATGACCATCTCTAATGCCGACTATCACGCTGACCCAGCCATCAGCGCCAGTCACCTCAAAGCGGTAATGCAATCGCCTTACCACTATTGGGCGCGATATCTGGACCCGCATCGCTTGCCGGTTGAACCGACAGCAGCGATGAAGCTAGGCAGCTTGGTGCATTGCGCCGTGCTGGAGCCTGATGAGCTGTCATCCCGCTATGGCGTCTGCGGGCCACGCAACACCAAAGCAGGCAAGGAACAGGCTGAGCAGATGGCTACTGCTGGCATCGAAGCCGTAACGGCCGGCGACATGCTGACCGCTAACTGCATGGCCGATAGCGTCCGACGGCATCCTGCTGCATCAGCGCTGCTCGCTCATGGCAAGGCCGAGCAGTCGTTCTGGTGGGATGACCTGCCAACAGGACTGCGCTGCAAATGCCGCCCAGACTGGTATCAAGGCAGCACCATCGTTGACCTGAAGACATGCCAAGACGCCAGCCCTGCAGCGTTTGCCCGTAGCGTGGCGACCTTCGCCTACCACGTCCAAGCAGCGCATTACCTGACTGGCCTGCACGGCGCTGGCCGGTTTGTGTTTATCGCAGTGGAAAAGACTGCGCCGTATGCGGTCGCCGTCTACGAACTGGACCATGCCGCTATGGCATTAGGGCGGACCATGCGCGATAATGCACTGGACGTGATCGCCACCTGCAAGGCCGCTGACATGTGGCCCGGCTACGGCGACACCTCAGTCCAAACGCTCAGCCTGCCCGGCTGGGCACTTAATGCCAACCAGCAATCACCCATCGAGTTCTGATGTCAACCGCTATCACCCTTTGGACCCCAGAGCAAACGCAGCTTATTAGCAGCACCATTGCACCAGGTTGCAGCAATGATGAGCTACGGCTGTTTGCCTATGCGTGCCAGCGCACTGGCCTTGACCCGTTCAGCAAGCAGATCTACGCCATCAAGCGTGGCGGCAAAATGACCATCCAAGCAGGCATTGATGGCCTGCGTGCCATTGCCGAGCGCACCGGACAACTGGACGGCAGCGAGACGTACTGGTGCGGCGAAGATGGCGACTGGCGCGATGTATGGCTCTCCAGCAAGCCGCCCGCTGCAGCTAAGACCATCGTGCATCGCAAAGGCAGCCAGCATCCTTTTATTGGTGTTGCCCGCTTTGCTGACTACAACGCCGGTCAGGGGCTGTGGTCCAAGATGCCTGCCGCGATGATTGCCAAGTGCTCCGAGGCGCTGGCGCTTCGTAAGGCATTCCCTGCCGACATGTCTGGTGTGTACAGCACCGACGAAATGGACCAAGCCGAGACTGTTACGGTCACGCCAGCTGAGCAGGTCAAGCTGCCTGCTACCACCAAGGTAGACAGCAGCAAGACGTTCACCGCTGGTAAGGCAGCCATCGCTAAGGCCAAAACCCTGCAGGATCTAGAAGACCTGCAACCGCGTATGGCGGCACGGCTAGAAGCCGGTGAGATCAGCCAAGAGCAGCACGATCAACTTTTGCAACTAATGCTTGAAAAAGAGAATGAGTTATCTGACAACTGAGCAACTAGCCGAGCGTTGGGGCCTCAAGCCGTCCAGCATTAAGTCTCAACGATTACGCGGCCAAGGGCCTAGCTATTACACAGTCCCGAGGCTAGGATGTCCACTCGGCCAGTCCCGCGTCAGGTACAACCTGCCTGATGTACTGGCCTTTGAAGAGACCCATTCCATTACACCAATCAACCCATGAGTTTGTATGCTTCCGGCGTCGTGCGCATTATTAGCGAGCCGCAAATTAAGTTTTTTGATTCCGGTACTTGTGTTTGCAACTTTGGTGCAGGCATTCAGGAAGGCAAAGATAAAGACGGCAACTACATCAACAATGCAATTGACGTAGAGGTCTGGGGTAAAGGCGGTCAGATGATTGCCGACAACTGCAAAAAAGGTGACAGCATCATGGTTACCGGCGGCATTCGCCGTCAGGACTGGCAGGATAAGGAGAGCGGCGCTAAACGCTCTAAGCATGTGCTGAATGTCACCCGGTTTGAATACCTGCCGCGTGCTGCTGCTGCTAGCGAGGAGTCTGCATTCTGATGAACCAAACTAGCCTTGAAGCTGCATTCAAGGAGTGGTGGGAGGCGTCCTACGGGCGCCCTCCTGGCACCCATGCAGTGATGACCCATGCCGCCTTTGCGGCCCATGTCCTTGAGTTGATGGAGCTTATCAGTGAACAACCCAATAGCTGACCAGCAACGGCAGGACTACTTGGAGTGGTTGTATCACCACTATGGCCGCACCTGCGAAACCTATACCGGCCTGTACCAGCAGCGCATTGCTGACTTGGTAAAGCGCGACATGGAGGAGGCACTAGAGGGCAATGCCTAGCCCGCGCATACCAACGCAGCGCGGCCGTAACTACACGGTGAACATCCGCATGAGCCGCGAGGAGATTGAAGCTGCCCGCAAACTCGGCGGCGGCAACATCAGTCAAGGCTTCAGGCACGCCATTCGCTATGCGACGGATCGTGACATGAAGCCCGTGACGCTTACAACGCTGCTGCGTTCGGCTGCCGTCCTTGCCCAAGATTTAGAAGATACATGCAAACAATTCAGGTCCGATGCTATGAGCCGAGTTAGACGTGCCAGCAGTTCAAGTCCGATGCCCTAGCTGCTCATGCCAGCAGACGTATGTCGTTATGACCAATCAATTGGCTGACGGTACGATTGTTAGGCGTCGCCGCTGCGATGGGTGTAATCACCGCTGGTACACCAAGCAACCGGCAGAAATTCAAATTTCAAAGTATGACCTGAAATGGTCAGCATCTAAGCACTGCACTGGTAAACACGTTATCGACATCAATGATCCTATCTGACACCGAAATCGAAGACCTGATCGTCACTCAGGGGATGGTGCAGGGCCATGACCCAGAGCTGATCAATCCTGCCAGCTTGGACCTGCGGCTTGGCAACCTGATCATGCTCGAATCGGTCCAAGGGCACCAGATGATTCCGCTTGACATCAGCGGTTACACCGTGGAGCATCCATACGAGTTGGTGCCTGGTCAGTTTGTGCTGGCCCAGACGGTCGAGACCTTTTACATGCCGGAAGATATCGCCGGCCTGTTTTTCCTGAAGTCAAGCCGCGCCAGGGAGGGCTATGAGAACCTCCACGCCGGCTATGCCGATCCCGGCTGGAATGGCAGCACGCTAACGCTAGAGCTGAAAAACGCCCGTCAGCTGCAGCCGCTGCCCATTTACCCAGGGCTCAAGATTGGTCAGATGGTGTTCTTTCGCATGAGCCAGCAGCCAGCGCTGAGCTATGCGCAGGTTGGGCATTACAACAATGACAAGCTAGTGGCTGCCTCCAAGCAGTTCCTGAGCCGCAGCCAAATGCCAAGGCTCGATGCTGCATGAGCGCATCGCCTCGGCAGCTAGCCACTTAATTTGCGAGCGCTGGCTGGCCTCCTGCTCAGCCAGTAGCAAGCTGTACTCAAGTAACGCATTCCAATCTTTTGCTGCATGTAGCTGGCGCAACATGTTAGCGTTGGCAGCGCCGTGGAACTGTGCTTCCATTGTGTGAACTAATGGATTCATCATGGCTGACAGCATCAAAGACTACCTCAACAGTATCGCCAAATATCCACTACTGACACCGCAACAAGAGATACAACTCGGCAGGCGTGTCATTAGATGGCAAGAATTAAGACAATGCGACAGGGAGCTAACCCGTGATGAGCAACGCGAGTTGCGAAGCGGTGAACGCGCTAGGCAACGGTTTATTAAGTCCAACCTGCAGCTTGTAGTCCATGTAGCCCGCAAGTACGACAAGCGCAGCAACAAGACGCTTGAGTTGATGGACTTGATCCAAGAGGGCAATATCGGCCTTGCGCGTGCGGTTGAGCTATTCGACCCGTCACGCGGTTACAAGTTTTCAACTTATGCCTATTGGTGGATCAGGCAAGGCATTACGCGGGCATTGATCCAGCATGACTCCATAATTCGCCTGCCAACCAGTTTGCATGAGATGCTATACAAGATAAACCGCACCATGCAGGATCTAAGCCATAAGATCGGCAGACAGCCAACCATGAGCGAAATATCTAACGCGCTAGATATGGACGTAGAAGAACTGTCATACTTGTTAAAGCAAACCTATAAAGTGACAAGCCTAGACCAGCGGGTTGCTGACACCGAGACCACATGCATCGGTGACAACATTGCTGACCCTAACTATGACAATGACCTGATAGAAACCCGGCAAGAGATACGCGAATTGATGGATTGTTTTAACAAATACTTAGACCCGTTGACCAAACAAGTAATCCATGCCAGAAACCTTGCGCGGCCTGTTACCTGGGCGCAACTTGAACAGCAAACAGGCGTCAGCCGCACCAAGCTGCAAAACTTAGAGCGTCGTGGCATTAGCCGCCTTCGTATGCTGATGAGCAACCCATTAAGCAATACCCCGCTTGGCCATGTCGAAACCAACAATCAGCCGCTATCAGGATGTATGGAGGGTTTGCTTCAACGGTATGTGCCGAGAGCACAGGCAGCAGTGGCAAGCACTAATTTTTTACCATCAGATGCTCAATCAACCAACCAATCCTGAATCTTTAGAACGCGATCAACAGACCACGAATCTTGACGGCTAAACCATTCGCGCCATTCCTCGCTGCCTTTCTTACGGTTGCAATTCTTGCACGCCGGTACAAGATTGCAAGCAACAGTAGCGCCACCTTTATGGCGTGGCTTCACATGGTCTAGCGTGTCAGCCGGGGCGCCGCAATACGCGCATGTATGGCCCCATGCTTCAAAGATTTGCTGTCTAAATTGATGCTTTGCGCTGCGTTTTGATACGAGGTTGGAGCCATCAATCAAATGATCCACGCAGTTCCGGGATGGGTAACACCTGAACCGTGAGGCCCAGGACGTGATCGTTGGACGGCGCTAACTCAGTGAGCCGCGCTACGAAATTGTCCGATACCTCTTCCGGGTCGTCGTCTTCAGATTCCACCACAATGGTGTACTCAATCTCAAGGACGTACTGTCTCATACGGTTGGCCTGCAGGAGATGTCAACGCCGCCGCGCTCCCGTGGCCGCAGCGTTAGCCATATCCCGCCAAGTGACTTAGGCATTACGATGCGCTCAATCGCCCAGCCGCCTGTAGCGCCAAACTCCTGCTTATAGGTGCCGGTCTGCAAGTGCCAGCGCTGCTCAATCCATGCCTTGCCGTTTTCTGCGATGCGGTAGCACGGGTGTGCCACAATGCTGCGCTCGTGGTTGTGGCCGTTAAGCATGATGTCTGCATCAGGTGCGATCTGCGCGTACCGGCCGCCCCCCATGGTGCCTTTGGTGACGATGCCGCCCCATGCGCCGTGGTGGAAGAACAATGTGCAGCGGCGTGTACGGCCGGCTGACTGCCGGAACGCAAACCGCACAAAGCCTTGGTAGCCCATGTGTTCGGTGACCGCGCCATCGTTGCGCATCAGCCGCACCACGTTCTCTAGCGGGTCGATCTCTTGATTGTTGAGCACGGCAGTCTCGTGGTTGCCGTCGCCCATCATCAGGATCATGTCACCGTATGGCCGGAGCAGGTCGGCTGACTCGCGGAACACCAGATCAAAGTAGTTGCCGCCAAGGTGCTCTGGTCTGATGTCGCCTTTGCTGCCGCGCCGATCCTTTTTGCCTTGCATCAGGCAAAGCACGTCGCCAAACATCAAAGCATGGCCGCCAATCGCTTTGCACTCATCCAGGTGCTGCAGCAGCAGCTTGCGGTTGCACTTTGGGTTGTCTAGGTGGATGTCCGACAGCAGCAGAAAGGTTGCTTCTTCCTTGGTGCTGTTGTACGGTATCCGTATCTCCAAAAGCTCTGGCGATACTCGCGTAGACGTGATCGCCATGCCGTTGGTAGCGGCTTACACAGGCAGTCTAATAAGGCCAAGTGAGACGCGGCCTGCCTTGGCGGATGCCGGTATGGATAAAGCCCTTGGGTGCGCCTAGTCCAGTGCTGTATGGCCAATGCTTGACGCACCAGTCCTGCAGCTTATAGATGTCCACGCCGTTGATATACCAGTCAACTGCACCCACGCCGGGCGCATTAAATAGGTGCTCGCTGCCGCTGGCACCACCTACCTGCCGATTGATGGCTGCTGGTCTGTAACCCGACGTGATGATGAGCGGCTTGTTGCCAAATGCACCACGAGCGCGTTCTAGGAATGCTGCCAGCTCAGCTGCGGTATCTACTTGGTACTGGTGATCAAAGCGCCGTGCCTCTTGGTCTAGCGCAAACTCACCGATTCGGATGTGCGGCGTGATCCGTGCGCTGAACGGACTGCTAGGCGTCAGTTTGGCTGCTCCCTGCTGCTGATCGCCAACCCACAGCCTGCCTTCTGCCTGCCGGCGACGTAGCAAACCAGCCTCGACGTTGGTGCCGGGGTTGCGGTACAGCAGCAGCGCATCAGGGACGCCTGCCCAGTCCTTGCCCTTCAGCCGTTTGCTGATCGTCTCAAATCCTTCGGATCCGTAGAACCCGCTGCCCAGGTTGTAGGCAAAGCTAATCAGCGCACATTGCTGGTTGCCGCTCATGGCATTCCAAAACGGCACCGTGGCACGCAGCTTGGCGGCAATGCGGTCTATCTCAAGTTCAAGCAGGCTGCTGGCTTCAATAACTGTAATCTTGTCGCCGCGTTGCACCTTGCGGCCATCGCTGTACCTGGTGGTGCCATAGCCGATGGTCCACGGGTCGCCGCCGCTAAGCGGATCAGGGTAAGCGCTTAGGTGGCAGCCCTCAAACTCTTTTATCAGCTTTATCGCTGGCCCATAATTATGCAGCTTGCCGCCTTGCTGCCAGGTTTTGTACCAGGCTTGGTCCCTATTCAAGATTGCAGGCGCAACCTTTAATAGCTCCGCTTCCAATTCAGAGATGGCCGCCATTTGGTGTGGCGTGCCGTGCTTGTAGTACCGGAACAGGTCGCTCAGTTTGACCATGGTGACTTGATCTCCATTGCACCGCCAAGCAGGCGGCTATCTCCGGTTTGCAGTGTGTCGTCTACTGGGTGATGCGTAATCACCGGCTCAGGGCCTACGGGCTGCGCTGCGTGCCAGTCCGCTTCGGCTTGGTCTAGTTTGGCCGGCAACTGGGCCTCGAATCGCTGTTTGCGAATAGCGAACGAGGTCAGCGCTTTTTTGCTTTCAGCAGGTTCAGTACCTGAAACACCAGCTGCACAATGCTGTTGCTCTTCAGCGGGCTAATGGCGATCAGCTCGCTAGCAGCAGCAACGATAATCCAGAAGGCGGGATGAGAAAGGAAGTCCACGGGGTTAGCGTGTAGGCCGTGCCTCAAGCATAGTCACGCGCTGCTCAACGCCATTAAGACGTGAAAAAGTTTCCTTACGGTCTTCCTTGATGTCCGTATGCAGCACCTCTAGCTGTGTGGCAATATGCTCTACGGCAGCGGTCAGTCTGATTACAGCTTCGCGTGCTTCATCGTTGCGACGGCTAAAGCCCATCGCGCCCATCGCGGCAACGGAGATCGACGCTCCAGCAATAGCAGCGATGACCTCGATCATGTAATCAGTTTAACGACCCTGCCCGCGCAGCTTTTTGCGGCCACGGCGTCGCGGCCTGGACCGCTGCCCTTGCCCTTGGCTGGTTGTCTTGGGGACAGGATTCTTGCGGACGGTGCCGCTTAGACCAGCCTTTGCTTTTACTGCCACGGGACGCCAGCTTCAACGGTCGGAAACTGCTGGTCTACGATCCGTGCAGCGAGCGCTTCCTCGATCTCGGTGACCTTATCGGGGCCGAACTTGTCCTTGACCCACTGAACGCAAAGCTCTTCGGTGAGCTGGCTGAACGGGATCATGCTGCCCTCAGGACGCTCCAGACCCATGGAGCCATAGGCACCGGAGTTGTAGGGATTGCCTTCGGGGTCAACCTCATCAGAGATGCCCACCACCGTCCAGTGAGCGGTAAAGACGTAACCGTCCGAAACCTCGCGTTCTAGGTTGGCGATGGCCCAGTTGTAGGTGATGCTCATGATTGGTGGTCAGTAGCAGCAGTGTAAGTCAAAGCTCAGGAACTTCGTATTCCTGAGTCGTGTTGCAGTAGTGCTTAAAGATCACCTCAGCCGTATTGCCCGCCCAGTTTGCAACCTGCGGCACTGGGATGCCAGCTTCGATCCAACGGCTGATTGCCGTATGCCGACAGTCGTATGGACGGTAAGCATGGGAGATCAGGCCAGCAGCATGAAGCGGCTGCAGCTTTTTCCTGAAGTAGCTCTGAAATGCAAGCCGGTCCCAAGGGAAAATAAACTCGCCGTCCTTTGGTAACTGGTCAAGAATCGTTTGGCATTTGCGGTTGAGCGGCACCCATCGCTTTTTGTTGGTCTTGGTGCTGTCTTTGTAACCGTGCGTCAGGGTCCAATTGCTGTGAACAAGAATCTTGCCATCTTTGATGTCTGACCACTTAAGGGCTCGCACCTCACCAGTGCGCATGGCGGTCTGCAGCATGAACTCGGTGTAAGCCGACCAGTCAGCGCTGCAATAGGTGTACTTCGCGGCCAGGGCAGCTAGCACCAAGCCAACCTCATTGCGCGGGATGACGATGATGTCGATGTCCCGCTGCGGCGCCTTTGGCATCTTGAAACTTGCCAGCGGGTTGCGTGCCAGATACGCGACGTCTTCCTGCGCTGCCCACTTGTACATGCTTTTGGTGTACATCGCCACGCGGCGAGACGTGAGCACTGGGGTTTGCCCCAACACCCAGATCACCACCTGCCGTGCCTGCTCAATATCCTGCACTGGGCAGCGCCTGAGCCACTTGGTGACTTGACGGTAATCAGACGTCAGGCTGGTTGGGCACAGCGAAATAGAACGCTCCGCAAGGAAGGCGTCCCATAGCTCGCTGACTGTCAGTGTCACTGTGTCATTTGTGAAGGTGACTACTCGGCGTCGGGCAGTTGCTCTATGGCGAGACGGAGATCTTCAATGGCGAATTGAGTTTCTTGGTTCGTGTCTGCTACATAGCTGACGTGATCGAGCTTCTTCAGTAAATGTTCTTTTAGGTTCGGTGGTT